GCTGCGAATGCGTTTAAGATGGTGAGGACGGTCCAGCCTGGACCTAATCCCATCAACGCACCGCAGACGGATGTGAACTTTGTTCCGTCAGGGCACTCTACTTCGTGAGTGTTGATCACTGCGTCTAGCGCCTTATCCCACCATGTAGGTTTGCCTACGTGGCTAACGATTCGGTTCAAGACGAAGCGGCTCAGCCCAATCGAAATAGGGTCTGTGGACTTCGACAAATCCGCAGAGTAGACAATCTTATCCTTCTGGGTTCGATTGACTAGCGTTACTACCTTATCACGCAACATCGCTCGTGAGAGTGTCAGACCTTTTAGGAATGGCATGACCCACGACGTGATGGCACGTGCACACCAAAGCACCTCTGATGTGTGTAGGGTAGCGACTCGGATTTTGGCGTCGGGCTGCACGATTGGGAGCATCTTTGCCTTTCGGCTAAATTTGCCCTCCATGACAGCTTCGTCAAATCTCTCTGCAGTAGTGCGATCGCGGGGTTTCGGAGTTTCGAACACGGGGGCGGCGGCTGCTATCTTGGCCTCGACCATCTCAGGGGTGTCATCCCACTGAGGTACGAGGTCTTCGTAGTAAGTGCCGTCGACGTGCCACGGTAACCCTGGAATCCTCAGAATATTCTGCTCAGCTTGAATCATCGCTTCGGCCTCGAGCACCGCCATTGGCACCTCCTTGTACTTTTCAAGTACGATGGTCGCGCCTCCGGCCTTGCTAGAGCGTTCGTAGCACGATTTGGTGCTCGGCATTGGTAGAGGTCGTGGTCGTCGATGGGACTTTCCGGACATTAGTTTGTCCACGAAAGCTCCAAGCGCGTCCATGATCTCGACGCTGGGCATCGGGGTCTCTTCGGAGATTCTTTGCTGAGCAGAAGTAACTTCTTCTGCGATCTGTGCTTCGGATGGTCGTTGGACGATACATCCTCTCGCTAATGTACTTGCGAGGAACAACGCGTAATGCGTCTTACCTCTCGTGTGCAAGTGGGGGGCCGTTAATCCGACAGCCTTCAGTCGCGCAGTAGTAGAAAGCTTCTTGATGCCTGCTTGGAACCCGCCGTACGTTAGCATCTTCACGATTTTGTACATGCGCAGGATAGTCTTTCGATTATTCGGCGCGTAGTGCTTACCGTGGATTTGCCCGTACGTCAGTTCGAAGTAGGCGCTAAGAGCTTGCCAGTTCTTGCGGACCTGGTAGAAGTTACGGTGGAGTTGTGTTCCACGCTTCCACTTGGCGGCCGCCTTGCTATTGTGAGGTAACCCGCCACGAGAATTCGCGTATTTCTGCTCTTTGGTAGAAATCGCACGGCCTGATGCAATCAGTTTAAAGACAGTCCCTAGGGGCCGTCCTGATTGTTTGAGGGTCAGATTCTCGTTTTGGG